GTACATAATGGGTGAAGTAACAAAAGCACAAACTCAAACACCATCGCTTAAAACTATGGTGTCTAGTGAGTCAGTAAAGAAACGTTTTAATGAAATCTTGGGTAAAAAATCAGCGGCCTTTGTGTCTAGCTTGATTTCTGTATCTAATAATAATGAACTTTTATCTAAAGCAGACCCTACTACAGTTATTACTGCAGGTGTGATGGCAGCCACTTTGGATCTTCCAATTAATCAAAACTTGGGGTTTGCCTATATTGTCCCTTTCTACAACAGTAAAAAGAAAATCAATGAAGCTCAATTTCAAATGGGGTACAAAGGGTATATCCAGTTGGCCATGCGCACAGGTCAATATAAGACTATTAATGCTAGTGAAATCTACGAAGGTGAAATTAAACACCATAACAAGCTTACAGGCGAATTCGAATTAGGCGAGCGAACTGGTGATAATGTAGTTGGCTACATCGCTTATTTCAAACTCATTAATGGCTTTGAAAAGTATTTATATATGTCTAAAGAAGATGCTGAAGCACACGCAATAAAGTATTCCCAAACATACAAAAGGGGTTTTGGTCTTTGGAAAACTGACTTTGACGCAATGGCCATCAAAACAGTGCTCAAACGTTTATTAAGTAAATATGGCATTCTATCAGTCGAAATGCAGAGCATGGCTAATGCAATTTCTGTAGATGGCGCCGTCATTCGTGATAATAATGGCGAACTCACCCCTGATTTCGAAGGTGAAACGATCGATGTTCAATCAGATGTGGCAGAAACAATCGCTAATAATGCAAATTCTGAAGCCATTGACATCGACGCTGGTCCTGCCAGTGAATTTGTTAATCCTGAAACTGGCGAAGTAGTCAATATGTTTGGTGATTAATCGTGATTAGTATTCAAGCATTCGGTAGTAGCTCGAAAGGGAACTGCTACCGAATCAAAACATCAACAAATGGTGATGAACTGCTACTGGATGCAGGATTATCCTTTAAAAAAATTCAACGGTATTGCCGATTTAATTTCTTACATCTATGCGGCGCATTAGTGACACATCAACACGGAGACCATAGCAAGGCCGTAAATGATCTATTAAAGCTAGGACATCGTGTATACATGTTAAAGGATACTGCAGATGCATTATATGTAGCAGGGCATCATAAAGCGATTTATATTACACCTAAGGTTCAATTCACAATAGGTAATTTTAGTATTTTACCATTTGAATTAGAACACGACGTGCCTAATGTTGGATTTTTGATTTCTGACGGTGAAGAGAAACTCTTATATATTACCGATACATATTACTGCAGATATACCTTCAAGGATGTGAATCATATCATGGTTGAATGCAACCATTCCTATGAAATCTTAAACCAACAAGTAGATGCTGGTTATTTAGACGAAAAACGAATGGAACGATTAATTCAATCTCACTTTTCACTAGAAAATGTTATTAAATTCCTCAAATCGATGGACCTAACTAAGTGCCAAGACATACGGCTACTACATTTATCTGACAGCAACTCAGATGCAGAAACATTCAAACAAGCTGTTCAAGCTGCTACTGGTAAGTTAGTAATCGTAGAACAAGAAAGGAGTCCCTTATGATTATTAAATCAATTCAAATTAAAGATAACGACATCAGTATTGCCTACCAGAGACCATCTGCCACAGGACTTACGGATGTATTTACACTAAAATCTAAAGATGATCCACGTCCTGAACTTCTGCAAGCATTCAGTAAACTGCAGTCTATTGTGAAGAAGAACTTTGAATTCTTGGAAGATTTTAAAATCCCATTTTTGGTAAATACATTCAAATTTAAGTATGGCGATATTGAAGACCTTATTAGTCATGTTGGTGTCGAAGGTATCGTGTCTGATATGAACACACCTAATGAATTTAAATTTAAAACGGGCTGGTTAAATGTTGAATATGCAGACTCTACATTCGCTATCTCAGTTCAAGACTTAATCGATGAATGCGTAAGGTTTATTATGGGACGTCGAGCCCAGGATAGTTTGTTTAACGATAATGAAGAGTGATAGAGATGGCAAAAAATCAATCATACTACTTTAGTCATGACATCAATGCGAGTAATGATCCTAAAATCGCTGCTATGATTTCAGAATTAGGAATGATTTCATATGCTTGGTGGTGGATATTGATTGAAAAATTAGCCGCAGCAGATGACTATAAATTGCCGCTAAAAAAATATACATTCGTCGCTTTGGATAATGAATTAAAGATGAATGGTGAACAAATTTTAACAAGTGTTCAACAAGTGTTCAACAAAAATCAACACGTGTTGGAACAAAATTCAATGTGTTCATTTTGTTCATTTTTGTTAATTTATTTGTTGATTCATGACTACGAATTATTGGACTCTGATGACGAATATTTTTGGTCACCCAGCTTAATTCGAAGATTTGAATTCAAAAAAGTGAAAGAGGAAACTATCCGCGAAAAACGTAGGTTGGCGGGCCTTAAAAGTGCGGAATCTCGAAAAGCAAAGAAACAAAATTTAACACATGTTCAACAAAATTTAACACATGTTCAACAAAATCAACTAATAAAAGAAAAGAAAAGAAAAGAAAATAATATAGAGAGAGATACGCGCGCGAGTGAAGATGAAAATCCTCTATCTATGTTTGAAAATGAAGAAGTAAAAAATAAACCCATTTACGAATTGTATATGAAATCAATTGGAATTGTATCACCTACTATTAAAGAACGATTAGATGATCTAGTTGAATCATATGGCAAAGAACGAGTCATTGTTGCTATTAATACCACAGCGGATAACGGTGGCAATAGTATCAAGTATGTTGAAACTGTCACGGCAGGGAATCTAAAGCAGGAGGTGCAAAAGGATTTTGGAGCAAGCAAATGTAACAGCAATGCTAGAGGCGTGTCTCGAAAAAATTCGAGAAAGGACGAAGACGTCGACTGGGAAAAAGAATATCAAAGAGTCCACGGTAAAAAATGAGTTCTTTTATCCCATATATGATAAACCAGTAGTCATTCAAACAAACGTACATACCACCTATGCCGCAGTCGGGATCCCGAAGCGGTATTATGATATGGATTTTGACTGGTTACGCAAACACGGTAGTTTTCCAAAAGAGAACGCTGAAGCATATGACGTGGTTAAAAAGTATTCTGATAATCTGAAAGCTAATCTTGATTCTGGTAAGGGCCTCATATTAAGGGGCCCAGCTGGTACCGGCAAGACATCGATTGCGGTGAGCATCCTAAAACAAGCTATGGCGTTAGGTAAAGGATGTCTAATGATTTCAATGCCTAATCTATTAGATACCATGCTTACATTGTCTAAAGGCGACAATGTAGCCTATCTAAGATTTGAGCAAAAACTGCGGAATATTCCATTGCTATTACTTGATGACTTTGGGGCGGAGTACTCAAAATCTGATTGGGTACCGTCTAAAGTTGAAAGCATCATTATTGATCGCTACAACCGGATGAAACCCATCATTCTTACGACGAACTATAGTGATGCTTGGACTGAAAAGAATTATAGTCAACGGGTGTATGACCGCCTACGCGGTGAATATGCTGTGGCTATATTCAATGGAGAGTCTCACCGATGAGAATCATATTACGATGTCAGTTTAGATTTAGGAAGAAAACCCATGACCGGTTCCCAACACTGAATGAGTATATTGACTGTGAACGTGGCTCGACTATAGCTGCAGCTGCTATGAAAAAGAAATGCACTGAGCAAGTCAAAGAGCAATGCTTATCACAGCAGATACAACCGGTTAATGGGAAAGTGGACCTATTATTTGAATGGCATTCTTCAACCAGGCATGATCCTGACAATGTGGCATTCGCCAAAAAGTTCATTCTTGATGGGCTACAGTTAGCAGGGGTGCTAGAAAACGACAATCGAAAGTTCATCGGAACTATGGCTGATGAGATTATTCAGGATGATGAAGACTATGTAATTTTACACATCACGGAAAATATGGGAATATTTTTATAATTTTAAGAATTAAGGAGATAAATAAATGAGTAACTTACAAGTAAAAGCGATTGAAGCTGCTCGCAAAGTGCTATTAGAAATGGGACATGAATTTGAAGAATTAGAATTCATGTATGTTGTATGGTTTTGTAAAACATTACAAAACTGGAAAGCATTAGTAAGTGGTCCTGGTATTGATGAATATGTAGAAGTAACACACAATGGTGACCGTGATGAGACGTATGTTGATGTTTATTGCAAAACTAAAAATGTGTGCATAAAAGATAACTAATGAAAATACTAGATACATGCTGTGGTAGCAGAATGTTTTGGTTTAACAAAGAAAATGAAGATGCTATTTACATGGATAATCGAACTGAAAATACAAGTCTATGTGATGGTAGAAAGCTAATCGTTAAACCTGATATAATCGCAGACTTTCGAGATATTCCTTTTGAAGATGAAAGTTTTTATCTAGTAGTATTTGATCCGCCTCATCTAATAAGGGCAGGAGAGAAATCCTTTCTTAAATTAAAATATGGAAGGCTAGATACAACTTGGAAAGACGACATTAAGCAAGGCCTCTCTGAATGCTGGAGAGTTTTAAAGAAGAATGGGACACTGATATTCAAATGGAATGAGGAACAAATCTCGTTTTCTAAAATTAAAACCTTGCTTCCTTGCGAGCCTGTAATTGGGCAACGTAGAGGGAAAACAATATGGTTGGTATTTTTTAAAAGTTAAAATATTAGTTGTTTATCACTGGTAAACAAATTCGGACTAAAACACAAAATAAATGATAAAGGGGGAAACATATTTGAATGAATATGACATTGAGAAAATCACTAAGTTGGCCACAGAGGTGGCAACTAAAACTTACTATGAATTAGCCAAACAGGAAAATGCTCAACTAGGTCGTAAACTTCGACACAACACGATCAAGCTATTAAAGCATTACAGTCAGCTGCAGTCGTATGTGGATAATGCCATCTCGGATTCGACACAAGCCGAGGATATATGGCTCAATGAACTGTTAGTTGATATGTTTGACGATAAGAGCATAGTAAGGGTGAATGCCATTGTTAAGAGTAAAGAAAAAACAGCATTGATGATGCGACATGTAAACAATATGCTTGATATCTATGCTGAAAAGTGTAGTGCAAAGCAATTCAAGTATTGTGAGTGTATGCGTAGGTATTATATTGACGGAGAATCGCTAGAACAGATTGCAGAATCCTTTCCTGAAAAGCCAGATGTTCGTACCATCAAACGTTACATCGCCAGAGGGATTGAGGAACTATCCGTATTGCTTTGGGGCGTTATTGGGTTGAATACAAAAATAGCTTAATAAAATTGTCCCAAAACTGTCCTAGACCTGTCCTTCTTGACAGTTTATAATGATAGTGTGAGTTAATAGGAAAACAAATACTATCTCTCTCAACGACACAGTGAAACCTAGAACACTAAAACGAAAAGACCACTTAATCTATACGGTTAGGTGGTCTTTTTATATGCAAATTTAAGGAGGCGAGGTGAATACGATTGACTGATGTGTATTGCGAAAAGAGAAGATGCTTAAACAATGTTAAGGGGTGGTGTAAAGCAAATGGAATTCACATTGATCATATGTGTAAATCGTATGCGCCTTCACATTCTTTAATCAAAACTAAAACGGCGAAGGTTCATAAAGACCGTGGTAAGTACAAACAAAATAAAGGTGTATTGAAGTAGCCAGGAGGTGAGATAGTGGCTGCATTAAAAAATAAACGGCATGAAAAATTTTGCCATGAGTACATCAAGGATATGAATGCGACGCAGGCTGCTATTCGCACTGGTTATTCTAAAAAAACAGCCAAGATGCAAGGTAGCCGTTTGATGACTAATGATGACATAAAATCAAGAGTTGCCGAGCTCAGAGATGCTTATTTGGACGAAAATATCATGACGGCTAAACAGGTCGAATATGAGCTTACAAGAATTGCGCTTGGGCTATCAACAGAAAAGACCGTTGTGATTGAGGGACAAGGAGATGGCTGGTCGACAGCCCGTATCATGGATAAGCCGCCGGATGAAAGGTCCAGACTAAAGGCTCTTGAACTTATGGCCAAACGACATCGAATTCTATCTGGCGACACAACTATCGATTTACAACCAGTGATCATCGTAGGCGGTGATGAGATTGTCGATTAAATGTGAAAAGGTCTATCTGCCTGATATCATCGGCAAGGGATATGGAGCATTTTGGAGGTTTAAAGGCCGCTATAAAGTAGTTAAAGGTAGTCGTGCTAGCAAGAAGTCGTCTACGCAATCGCTAAAAGTGATTGTGGAGATAATGGAAAACCCTGCTATTAATTGGTTGGTAGTGCGTAAGACAGAGCGAACTCTACGTGATAGTTGCTTTGCACAGCTTAAATGGGCGATGAGGCAATTAAAGGTAGAGAAGTACTTTAAATGTTCTGTGTCGCCACTTGAAATAACCTATATCCCAACTGGACAAAAAATCCTGTTCCGTGGGCTTGACGATCCATTGAAAGTAACATCTATCACGGTTGAAGTTGGCGCGCTGTGCAGGCTTTGGATAGAAGAAGCCTACGAGATTATGAGCGAGGATGCCTTCAACAAACTTGATGAATCTATTCGTGGACAGTTGCCTGAAGGGATGTATCATCAAGTAGTTCTGACTTTTAACCCGTGGTCTGATAGGCACTGGTTAAAGAAACGTTTCTTTGATGAGCATAGTCCAAATGTGCTGGCGTTGACCACTAATTACATGTGTAATGAATTTCTTAGTGAGTCAGATTTAGCACTTTTTGAAGAAATGAAAAAGAACCCTAAGCGGTACCAAGTAGCCGGCTTAGGCAACTGGGGTATTGTTGAAGGCCTGGTTTACGAAAACTGGAAAGAACAAGAATTTAGTGTTGGTTATATTAGAGGTCAAACCGGTATCAAGTCCGCGTTTGGCCTTGATTTTGGTTACACAGTAGACCCCACAACACTAGTGTGCATGCTAGTTGATATGGAGAATAAGAAAATCTACATATTCGACGAGCTATACGAAACAGGACTTACGAATCAACAATTAGCATCTCGTATTATTGATATGGGCTACGCTAAAGAAAAGATTCGAGCCGATAGTGCCGAGCCTAAATCTATTGAGGAACTGTACCAGGCAGGGCTCAAAGGGATAACCAGGGCACGCAAGGGCAAGGATAGCATATTGAACGGTATTCAGAGAATACAAGATTACGAACTAATTGTTCACCCAAGATGCGTTAACGTGCTGCGTGAGTTATCCACGTACCAATGGGCAAAAGATCGATTTGATAAATACACAGGGAAACCTGAAGATGAAAATAACCATGCTATGGATGCTATGCGGTATGGTTTGGAAGATATTAATGTAGAAAGGTGGTCGTTTGATTGATACTATCTCAGTTATGGGACCGTATTATAAAAGGTTCAGCTACGATGTCAGAGCGAGAATTTTTGCGAGTGCAACTTCGTAATTTCTTAGCTAGCGAACAACGCAAAACAATGGTTACTGCTATTGATTATTACAATGGAAAGCATGATATTCTGACTAAGCAACGATATGTTGTTGGTGAGGGCGGCAAACAACTTGCATTACAAGGTGTGCCTAACAATCAGATTGTAGATAATCGATTCGATGATCTGGTTGACCAAAAGGTTAATTACTTATTATCTAAGCCATTAGATATTAATGTAGATGATGACGAATTAGACAAGTTATTTGGCATTCAATTCCAACGACTATTAAAGTCTGTTGGGAAATTCGCTACTATGGCTGGTAAGGCATATATCCACCCTTATATTGGTGTTGACGGCTCTCTTAAATTTAAAATGATGAAACCGCATCAGGTGTTACCATTTTGGGCTGATGAAGAACACACGCAACTGGATGCATTCTTGTACCTTTACGATATTGAATACTACACCGGAGTGGAAACTAAAACTATACATAAGGTAGAGTATTACACTCCAACAGGCATTCAATATTATGTTTGGGATATGGAACGACTAATTCCTGATGCAGATAAAACAAACACAGCTAACTTTGCCATTGATGATAAGCCATATAACTGGAAACGAATTCCTTTGATCATGTTCCGAGCTAATGAATTCGAGCAACCGCTTATTATCAAAGTAAAATCACTCCAAGATGCACTAAATAGATTGCTTTCTAACTTCCAGGACAACATGGAAGAGGATATCCGCAGCACAATCTTGATTTTGCAGAACTATGACGGGCAGAATCTTGCCGAATTCCGACAAAATCTAGCCACATACGGAGCTATTAAAGTGCGCACGGTTGATGGCGTCAATGGTGATGTAAAAGCACTTAAAATCGAAGTGGATAGTGATAACTATCAGTTGTTGATAAATCTTTTGCGTAAGGCTATTATTGAAAATGGACGAGGATTTGATGCTAAAGATGATCGCATGTCGAATAATCCTAACCAAATGAACATCATGTCGATGTACTCTGATATTGATTTAGATGCCAATGAAATGGAGCTAGAGTTTAAATCTAGCTTGCACGATTTAATGTGGTTCGTTAACACGTATCGGGGTTTAACTAATCAAGATACAGTCGAAGAAGTGGACTTCATATTTAATCGCGACTTGCCTATCAATGAAGGCGATACAATTAAAAACTGTAAAGATTCAGTTGGCATTATATCCAATGAAACTATTATTGCAAATCATCCTTGGACAAAAGATGCTGCTGAAGAGTTAGAAAGATTGAAAAAAGAACAATCTGAGATAACAGCTGATTTTGTTGTACCGAATGGCGGTGAGGCTCATGGCGAATGAGTACTGGGAAAAGCGATATGAGCATCTGCTTGATGAGTCGTTCCAAAAAGCCAATCTTACTGATGAGGAAATCAAAACCAATTATGCTAGAGCGTTGCGTCGAATAGAGAAAGCTATTAATGACTGGTATCGCCGATTTGCTACAGAAAATGAGATACAATTAGCCGAAGCTAGGAAGTTATTAAACGCTTATGAGATGAAAGCCTTTAAAATGGATTTAGCTGAATTCAAGGCAGAAGCTAAGAAACTAGGCGTATCTGAAGAACATCAACAAATGCTATCAAATGCATCAATTCGTGAGCGACTAAGTCGAGAGCAAATGTTATACATTAATGTAATCCACGAAATTGAAATGCTATCCCAAAGGCAAAATGTCTCAATTAAAGACTTATTACAAGATGTGTATCAATCCTCCGTATACAAAACGGCATATACTGCTCAGACACAACGAGGATCATATTCTAATATTAATACGATTGATAGCAAGCGTGTCGAAAGCGTCGTTAATAGCCAATGGGCTAGTGATGGGCAAGATTTTAGTAGTAGAATATGGAGTGATACATCAAAGCTGGTTGCAAATTTACAGAATGACTTTACTCAGGCCTTTATTATCGGACGAGGTGCCGATACGATGGCAGACAATCTGAGTAAGCGTATGAAAACGTCTTACAGTAACGCTAAACGCTTAGTTGAAACAGAGACTGCACGGGTGCATGAACAAGGATTTCTTGACAGCATGAAAGAACTTGAAGTTGAGGAGTTAGAAATATTAGCTACCTTGGATAGTCGTACATCACCAATCTGCAGACGGATGGACAGAAAACGAGTGAGATTAGTCGATGCTAAACCAGGCGTTACTGTTCCTCCGTTTCATTGTTATTGCCGGTCCACAACAATCCCATATATCCCTGAGTTCGAAGGTGAAACACGTACAGGGCGAAATCAGAATGGCAAGAGTACCGATTTTGACGGAGCTATCACGTACGATGAATGGGAAAAAGAATACATTAATTAGCAGCGGAAAGCTGCTTTTTTATTGCCATTTTAGTATTGTTGGGCGATAACTAACAAGACCGTAGACGTGAGGTGTAGCTCACGAAAATAAAGCGAAATGGGTATTTTATTTAAGGAGGTCACTATGACTAAGGAAGAATTATTAGCATTAGGATTAACTGAGGAGCAGGCAGCTAAAGTCGTTGAGGACTATGGCAAGAACTATGTTTCTAAGGATCAATTTAATTCTAAGAATGAGGAACTTAAATCCGTTAAAGGTGAGCTAACGACTCTTAATGGCGAAATTGATAACCTCAAAAAATCTAATGCAGATAATGCGGAGCTTGCGAAACAAATTGAATCAATGAAAACTGATGCAGAAACCCGCAAAGCTGAATACGAGGGTAAAATTGCACAACTTGAAATTGACAATATTGTGAACGTAGCATTGTCCAACGCAAAAGCTAAAAACAACGTTGCAGTCCGGGCTTTATTGGATTTAAAAGATGCAAAAGTAAAGGACGGCAAAATTAAAGGATTAGATGAACAACTTGCTGAAGTTGCGAAAGCTAATCCTTATTTATTTGGTGAAGCATCTGCACCTAAAGGCGTAGCACCAGGTAATCCTGGTGGGAAATCTGCAGACGGTACAGTAACCAAAGAAGACTTCGCAAAAATGACATATTCTCAACGAGCGGAGTTATATTCTAAAAATATCGAACTTTATAATTCATTGACAGGAGGAATCACAAATGAATAAACAATTCTCTTTTAATTTGCAAACATTCGCTGATGGCCCAACTAAAACGGCTAATGTAATTAATCCGCAAGTTATGGCCGATATGGTGTCTGCTGGGTTGCCAAAAGCAATTAAATTTACACCAATTGCTAAAATTGATGATACTTTAGCTGGTGCACCTGGTAACGAAATTACAATCCCGGCATGGGGGTATATTGGTGATGCTGAAGACATCGCGGAAGGTGCAGAAGTTACCGCAACTCAAATGTCTACTTCCGTCGCTAAAGCAACAATCAAAAAAGCAATGAAACGTGTTGACATTACCGACGAAGCTAAACTTTCTGGATATGGTGATCCTGTAGGTGAAGCAACTCATCAGTTGCGTTTGTCCATTGCATCCAAAATCGATCAAGATGTTGTAGCAGCCCTTGGTGGTGCGACTCTTACAATTACTGACACAAAAGCTATTTCCTATGCAGGTGTAGTTAACGCAGTAGATAAATTAAACGAAGAAGACTACGTTGAAAAATATTTGTTCGTTGCACCTTCTCAAATCACTGCTCTTCGTAAAGACCCTGATTTTATTGACAAAACAAAATACGGCAATGACGTAATGATGACTGGTGAAATCGGTATGATTGCCGGGTGTCGTGTTGTAACATCTCGTCGCATTGATGACTCTAAAGCTAATATCGATAACTTCATTGTTGCTGTAAGTGCTGAAGTAGAAGATGGCACTCCTGTATTGCCTGCTGCAACAATCTACATTAAACGTGATGTCATGGTCGAAGTAGACCGTGTTCCTGAAAAAGGCTTAGACAAAATTGTGGCCAATGAACACTATGTTGTGGCATTAACTAATCAATCTAAAGTCGTAAAAGCTACGTTTAAAAAATAGCAGGTGATCACAATGACCACGAAAGAGATGGTTTTACAGCTCCTTGAATCGTGGCTTGGGTATGATGCAATTTCTGATATAAATATCATTGAGTATGTGATTAATGCGGAAACGCAACATATCCTCAATGATATTAATCAGGTTGAACTACCTAGCGAACTACAACACGTGCTTATATACCGTGTAATTGGTAGCTATATCACGACAAACAAAAATAAATTGATTGAAGCTGATGGGGAGATGGCAAGTTCAATTAAAATGGGTGATACTGAAGTCCAATTCAAAGGATCTGATAAAGCGACTAGACTCCAAGAGCTAGCTACTACTTTGAGTGGGTACGGAAGGGGTGACTTAGCATGCTTCCGACAGCTAAGATGGTAAATCTTGCTAGACGTCAATTAGAACGTTTGTATGATTGTACTTGTTATGTTATTTCTGAAATCGATGCGATGGACCCTGACACTGGTATTATGAATAAAACATCCAGGCGTGAGGGTCCATTTCCTTGTAGAATCAGCTATGAAACTCTCTCTACAGGCCAAATCGCTGAAATTTCGAAATTTAGCACCATTACGGTACTTTTCACCGCTCCGGATATAGTCATACCAAAAGGAGCTAGAATCGAGCTCGTAGGACGAAATACAAAGCAGTTTTTTCGCAGTGCTTCGATTCCGGCACAATATGATACCCACCAAGAGGTGCAGCTCGAAAGTTTAGAGGTGCATTGATATGGGTGTTGAATTTGATCTAAAAGAATTTGCTGCATTTAATAGTAGTTTAGTCAAATTAAGTCAATCAGGGAATCTTCAAAAATTCAATAAACAAGTTTTGAAGGAATTGTCTGGTGTGTATGTACGAGAAGCCAAACTGAATACTCCTGTTGGAAAGCGATCTGTTAAATTTATGCAGAACGGCAAAGTCCAAACAAAATACTTCGATACTGAACATACACGGCAGTCATGGAGTGTTGGTAGATATCGATTGAGTAATAGAACTGGCAGGATTAAAGTTTTTAATACCTCTTCATATGCATCTTTTCTTAATGATGGACATCGGCAAGAGGTTGGCAAATTCTTGCCGTGGCTTGGGCAATCTAAAGGCGGCGTAATGCAGGGCGGTAGACTGAAAAAGCCTTGGGTAGATGGTGCGTACATGCACGAGAAAGCTGAAAAGGCACTCGGCAAAAACGCTAAACGTATTATGGAAATTACATTAAAGGAATGGATTAAAAAGCATGGTGGATTCTGATGTATTAACAGCTGTATCTAAAGCCGTACATACGGCACTTAACGTGCCTATATACCTAGAATTCAAAGAGAACAATATGACGTTCCCCTGCGCATATATTAAGGTGATTGAGCCTAGTATGGGCAGACACGTCGGTGATCTTTACAGCACTTCTTTGGATTTAGACATCATGTATTATGCCAATAATCTTGATGTGGTTACTGATACGCGAAAACTCATTGATATTCCTAGTGTGCTGTACCAACTGCTTGAATTTGTACAAGTTGGGGAACGTACAATTATGGGTACCGGTATGAAGTACAAGATTTCAGATGGCGTGCTGCACTTCTTCGTGACGTATGAGAACATACTACGGAAAGTGGCCAAACCTATCGAGCGTATGAAGCACATGGAATTAACAGAAAGGGTAAAAGATGGCAGATGAAAAAGAAACAGTCGAGGTAACGACTGAACAACAATTTGATGCTTACGCTATCATTGCATCTGACAAATACAGACGGTATCGTGATTTACTCACTTGCCTTCTTAACGAAGATGAAATGTATACGGAAAGCGACATTGATAAGATTTTAAATCAGGCGCTAAAAACGCCTGTGAAAGGTTAGTGAAATATGGCATTAGGTGGTGGCACATTCTTATTCCACAATAAAGTATTGCCAGGTACTTATATTAACTTCGTATCCAAAGACCGAGCATATGCAGAAGTATCTGACCGCGGCTTTGGTGCGATGATGCTCTCCTTTGATTGGGGCCCAAGTGGTGAAGTATTCCGTGTAGATAACGACACATTCCAAAAGGATTGCCAAAAATACTTTGGTTATGACTATGGTCATGACAAAATGAAAGGCTTACGTGATTTGTTCCGTGGTCTTAAAACTGGTTACTTCTACCGCTTAAACTCTGATGGTGCGCAAGCATCTAGCACAATCGGTAAAGCTAAATATAAGGGCATTCGTGGTAACGATTTGGGCGTATCTGTTCAAGCGGATCCGGACAACACAGGTAAATTCATCGTAACTACTTACCTTACTACTGGTGATGTTCGTAAAGTAGTAGATACTCAAAAGAACTTGAAAGATGCGACAGAATTACAAGATAACGATTACATCGTATTCACTAAAACTGGTGCATTAACTGCTACAGCATACACTGCATTATCCGGTGGTACTAACGGTACTACAATTACTGTTAAGAACTACCAAGACGGTATTGATATGCTTGAGCCTTACTATTTCAATACTTTGGGTTACGCTGGCGCGGACGACACAATTAAGAACTTGCTTATTGCATTTACTAAACGTTGCCGTGAACAAAGTGGCGCTAAATTCCAATTAGTGATTCATGGTAAGACTAAAGTCAACTATGAAGGCGTTATCTCTATCCTTAATGACGTAACCGATGAAGGTGCTGAAAAAGGCTCTTTGGTGTACTGGACATTAGGTCAAGAAGCATCTTGTAATATCAACGCTACAGTAGGCAACATGATTTATGATGGTGAATACACTGTAAACGTTAAGTACAAACAGTTCGAACTTGAACAAGCTATCAAAGACGGCATGTTTATGTTCCACAATGTTACTGACTCCGTTGGTGGTAATATCCAAGGCGACGTACGTGTATTAAAAGATATCAACACATTCACAGAATTTAGCAAAGCTAAAAACCGCGACTTTTCTCTTAACCAAGTCATTCGTGTATTGGATAACTGGGCAGTTGACGGCGCTAGATTGTTTAATAAAACACATCTTGATAAATCCCCTAATGACCAAGCTGGTCGTGAGTCCTTATGGGGCGACCTTGTATATCTTGCTGAACAATACCAAAAAGTACGTGCTATCCAAAACTTCGATGATAAGGATATCCCAGTGCCTACGCAAGGCGATAACAAGGAAGATGTATTGGTTAACGTACAATTACAGCCTACTGTGGCTATGGAAAAATTGTACATGACTGTTGTAGTAGCCTAGGAGGATAACGCATGGAAAATGAAATTTTAGATGCATTGAAAACGATGGATGCAGCTGACGTTGTTTCTTCTAAATTAGCATCTTGCTATATTGTAGAGAACGGCAACAGATACTTACTGTTTCAAGCTAAGAAACTCAGTGCAAAAATTAAAAAGAATAAAGAAAAAGTGGCAATCTTGGGCCGTATCGGTGCAGGCAATAAGTCTACCTCCGTAGAATACAGCGGTAGCTTAACTATTTACCACAACACTGCTTTATTCGATAAGATGGTTGAAAAATACTTGAAAACCGGTGTGGATACATACTTTGATATGCAAGTAGTTAACAACGATCCAACTTCTAAAGCAGGTCGCCGTTCTGTAATTCTAAAAGGAGTGAACCTTGATGAATTAACAGCAGCTGAATTCGATGCTGAAGGCAAATACATCGAACAAGAACATAACTTCACTTATGAAGGTGTTAAATATGTTCAACACTTTAATGAATTAGATGGGATGCAAGCCTAGTGCTTGCCCCCCTTTTTATAGGAGGTTTTTATAATGGCTGAAAATTTAAGCGCATTTTTAAAACAAAACGTTGATATAGTCAATGAAACGGAATATGTTGCTTCTAAACGTATCAAGGTAAATGGTGAGCCTGTAGCTTGGAAGATTAAAACGTTGGCTACTGAGGAAACTGAAAAGATGCGCAAGAAATACACAAAGCGTATTACTGACCGTATTTCTCGTCAATCTGAAGAACGCTTTGATGCGACTGCATACAACGAAGATGTGCTATCTAAGGCAATCACTTATCCTAATCTTTATGATGCGGAACTTCAAGATAGCTGGTGCGTTACCGAACCGGTTGAGCTAGTAAAAGCAATGCTCACACCAGGTGAATACGCTGACCTTTTGGCAGCAGTAACAGAAGCCCAAGGCTATGATGTCGGCATGGAAGATAAGGTAAAAGAAGTAAAAAACTCCTAGAATCCAATGAAACAGAAACGATGTTCGCATATTTGGCATTTGTTAAATACCATATGCGGCCTTCTGTTTTTGCGGATATGGACATGAATGAAAAGGCTGTAGTAATTGCCTTTATTCAGCAACATGCCAAAGACGAGCAAGAAGAAATGAATAAGGCAAAAAGGGGGTAATGAATGGCTACACTTTCTAACTATATAAGCCTCTCAACTAATATTCCTAATGCTATGAACGCAGCCGCAAACGCAACAACTAAAGCCTATCAATCCATGAACACGCTACATAATAAGATGAACGGCGTATCGAGTGCTAGTGAAACGCTGAAAGCTAGCATGGGCGGAATAATGAATAGCTTTGCAGGTAACCTGTTGGCTAGTACTGTAATGAATGGCATAGGAGCCATAAAAGGTGCAATCGAATCAATCCAAGATACTGCTACGGAATGGGCACAGGTGCAGGCTCGCCTTAAATTGGTGGCCGGGAGCCAGGAAAACGCTATTTACCTAAATAAGCAGATATTTGAATCCGCACAACGTGCAAGAGGTGGTTATTTGGAAATGGCGGACGCTGTAATCCAGGTATCTCAATCTGCGCATGATGCATTCCCAGACCCAAGAAAAGCCGTAGAATTTATGGAAGGTATTCAAAAGGTATTCGCTATCGGCGGTGCATCGAAAGAAGCACAAAAGAACGCCATGCTTCAGTTAACTCAAGGTCTAGCCAGTGGACAATTACAAGGTGACGAATTCAGGTCTATTGCTGAAAACGCGCCTATGATTGAAAACATCATTGCTAAATCTATGGGCGTATCCCGTGGCGAACTTAAAAAGTTAGCATCGGAGGGCAAGATTACCGCTGATGTAATCAAGAACGCTATCATGACTAATATGCCCGAGATTGAAAAGCAGTTTGAGTCACTTCCTAAAACTTGGGGTGATCATATGCAGTCAATTAAGAATAAAGCTATTCGGGCGTTCGAGCCTGTGTTCCAACGAATATCAGACCTTGCTAATAGCGAGGGAGTCCGTGAGTTAGTGGATAACGTAACTGGAGCTATTCAAACAGTAGCACCGGTATTCTATTGGCTCGTAGGCGTTATAGGTGAAACAATCAACACTGCCGTATGGGCATTTAACACGTTATCTAACTTTGTTAGACAACACTCATCTATCATGTATGTAGCAATGATGGTATTGGGTGGCGTTATGGCGTTTTATGCAATCCGGGCCGGTATAGCAGCCGGAAGAACGATTCTCGCTGCAGGTGCTATGGCAATTAAGGCTGTAGCAGATTGGGCGGAAACTGCTGCTCTGTTAGCAATGATTGTAGCTCAAGAAGGATTAAATGCAGCCTTATATGCTTGTCCTTTGGTGTGGATAATTGGGTTGATCGTAGCGGTTATTGCAGTATTCTTTCTTGCGGTTGAAGTTATTAATTATTTCTGTGATACGAATATTAGTGTATTAGGCATCGTAGTCGGTGCATTTTATGCGTTCGGGTCTGTTATTTATAATGTATTTGCATTGGGCTGGAACATTATCGCAGCATTTGTTAATTTCTTGGCCAACGTATTCAAAGACCCATTACATGCAGTCGCTAACTTGTTTATCGATATATGGAATGGTATTTGGCAATTCGTGAAAGCTAGAATTAACGATATTATCGATGCGATTAATAAAATCCCTGGTGTAAACATCGATAAAGTAGGCGGGTCTACTGGTGTATTAGAACGGTTCGAGATTGCCGGCGGTGAAACTACCGTCATGGGCAAGATGGATTATTCCAGTGTTACAAGGGCTTTTGGAGAAGGCTATAACATTGGGGCTAACCTTAGCCTAGGTGATTTAATGCCTAACATGCCGAACATAAAAACTCCTCAAGAGTTTGACGCGAGCAAAATTACTCCGGGCGCGGATCATGATGCGGCCAATAAGACTAAGAAAAATACAGGTAAGACTGCCAAGAACACCGGCAAGATTGCCAAGTCTATCGACATGACAAACGAGGAAATCAAAGCGCTTCGTGAAAGTGCTATCGATAAGTCGTTGAAGAAGTGGCAAGATGCTAATATCATTCACATCCAAATGAATAACGATGTAGAAATAAATAACGGTACAGATTTAGACGGCTTTACAAGTCAGATTTCAAAAGGCTTGAAAGACGCATTTACAATTCAAAGGGAGGGAATCTAAATGTATTACTTCTATATGGGGACGATGCAGATACCGATTCCCCCTAAAGAATTAACCACTACGATCAATGGTAAGAACGAAACAATGGAGTTATTAGGAAAGGGTGAAGTTAATGTTATTAAGCCTGCAGGGCTTACTGATATTGCTTTTAAATTCTTGTTGCCTAACTCCGATTATCCATTTAATGAGTCCTTGCTGTTTAAATCTAAAAAGGCTAAGTACTATATCGATGAACTCGAAAAGCTCAAGACCACAAAGACGATCTTCCAATTTATCGTAGTTCGAATGAAACCAGGCGGACAGATGCTAGCCATGACTAACATGAAGTGTACGCTCGAAAACTACGTCATAGAAGAAGATGCGGATAACGGCTTTGATTCTTATGCTAACGTAGCGTTGAAACAATGGAAAGATTGGGGCGCTAAACGGATTGAAGTAAAAACCGATAAGGACGGTACTGCAAAAGGTAGCGTTAAGTCGGACAGACCAACGGACGGCAAGGTGGCTGCATCTACTGCTAAGGTATCCAAAGGGCAGACTTTACAGCAAATTGTTAAGAAGCAATTAGGTAATACGGATAACCTATTCCAAATTGCAGCACTTAACAAAATCGCTGTACCGGCTATCTTGGGAGTTGGCCAAGTTATCCAACTTAAACGAGAGGGTAATAACGAATGGCTATAGATGATAAGAAAACAGTCGAAAAATCTCAAATCAATGGCACTATCGTTCCGTTACCAATGCCAACTCAACTTTACTATGAGCTAACCATCAGAAATAAAAGTACTGGTGATTTATGGCTTGTAGAATCGGAGGACGGCGTACAAATTACGAGAGCAGTTGACTGTGTTCCAAGTAAGATGACGTTCAAAGTACCTAAAGACCCTAACCTCAATTTTGAAGAAGGCGATACTGTCAAATTCACTTTAAACGGAGGGGCGGTATTCTTTGGGTACGTATTTGAGAAACAACGAGACGGCAAGAATTCTATTTCGGTTACTTGCTATGATCAGATACGTTATCTTAAGAACAAAGACTGTTATGTTATCGGAGCTATGACTGCGACTGAGTTTATCAAAATGGTGGCAGATGACTTTGGTTTGAAATGTGGTTATATGGACGACACCGTATGGAAAACTCCTGAGAAACCGCAAACCATATTCAAAGATAAGTCATTGCAAGAAATGATATGCCAACTACTCGATAAAACGGCCATATTCACGCCTAATCATGCGTTCTATCATTTGTACGATGATGCGGGCGAGTTACGGCTAGCATCGTTTGAAACTATGAAAACCGATATTTACATTGATGATGAGTGCATGGAAGATGTGCAATACACGACTTCCATAGACAAGGAAACATACAACTATGTAAAAATCATCCGCACAATTCCAAACGGCGCATCAAGTAAGTTGGAGAACACTTTTATAGCTAAGGACGATAAGAACATCGAGAAATGGGGCAGGTTACAGTATCTGCTCATTCCTAAAGAGAAGGATGTCAATGCAGTAGCGCAAGCCAAGGCAATCATGGCTCACAAAAATAAGAAAAGCCGTGAGATTAAGTTGAAAAATGTCATTGGTGATGTGCGTGTGCGCGGTGGATCCTTGGTGTACATCAATCGAAACTTTGGCGATATGATTGTTAATAATTACATGATGGTAACATCTGTTACTCATACGTTTAAAACAGGATTTCACGGAATGGATTTAGATTTACGATACGTTGATAATGACGCAGCTTATGAAGTTGCGAAAGACGAAGATGCCGAAGCGGTTAAGAAGATTGAAGCTGCCAAGAAAGCCAAAGGTACTGCAGTCACTACTGGGGCAGGAGGTACACCGGGACAAGTCGATACCGCATTCAGCGCCAATGACGGCCGAGTATCTCAGTATGGCAGCCAAGGCTGCGCTGACACGGTATGCGCTACCGGGTCCTGGTACAATTCGGATTTGAAAGATGAGTACAACAAAGGCACGGCAAGGGTTGATACACTTCGTCAAAATCTCGAGGCTAAAGGCTATACAACGGAACAATTCAACGGGTACGCTAATAAAGGCGACTTGTTGATTTATGGTAATGATGAACACGTTGTTATTGCCGATGGCGCAGGCGGGTGCTTTGGTAACTCATCTAAGCGTGGCTATGCTATGAAATATGGCAACGCAAATTATGCATGGCATAATGACGAGGCACCAACTAAGATTATTCGAATGGGGGCTAAATAATGGATAGCGAATACATGAAAATCGTTAATACGATTAAAGAAATAGCGAGCACCGTTATATCAAATGGCGAACCTATGGAGGTAATCGTCGGCGAAGTTGTCAGTGTATCTCCGTTAGCTATTAAGATTGACCCTAAATTAACTGTACCAGAAGAGAATATTATTCTTACTAAAAACACCTGCGAATGGACTATGGAGATGAGCGTTGATCATGTTACAGAAAACCGAGCAGGTGGCGGTGGTATGGCTGAATACGCAAGCCATAACCATGAGTACAAAGGGCGTAAGAAATATCTTGTTCATAACCAATTAGTGATGGGCGACAAAGTCATTATGCTGAAGGAAACCGGCGGACAGCGTTACATAGCGTTAGACCGTTGGTATAACCCGAACAGGGGGTGCACGACTAAGTAATGGCAGATAATTTACTATTACCAAAACAAAATAACGATGCGCTTATTCCTGACACAGTGAATTACATTGAACCGTCGCACACGTATGATGTTGATTTTAGAACGGATAGCCAAATTAGGGGCTATGCAGATAAGTTGCGAGCTATGGAGCAAGCAATTTATAAAATCATCAATACGGAGCGTTATCAATATATCATTTACAGTTGGAATTACGGCATCGAACTACAAGACTTATTCGGCCAGCCAATTCCGTATGTGTACGCCGAGTTACAGCGACGCATAGAAGAGGCTTTACTGAATGACGATAGAATAACTAAAGTATACAACTTTGATTTTAGCCACGAAGGTGGTGACGTCATGGTTGAATTTGATGTAGATACCATCTACGGTACGCTACAAAAAATCAAGAAAGGGGTGAAAGGTATTGTATGAGCATATGACGGCCAATCGAATTGAAAAACGAATGCTCGATAGAGTTAAAGATGAATTCGATCGGCGCGAAGGTAGTGTTATATACGATGCTACAGCTCCAGCAAGTGTTGAGTTTGCAGAACTCTACATCCTGGCAGATGTTATTTTGAAACAAGCGTTTGCGACTACGGCAGACCGTGAATTCTTGATACTTCGTGCAGCAGAGTTCAATATTTACCCGGAACCAGCCACACAAGGAGAATTTGAAGCCCAGTTCAATATGGAAGTACCGATTGGCTCCAGGTTTAACTACAACGAATACAACTTTGTTGTAACAGAGTTAATCGACGACACGGAACATAAGTACAAGCTCAAATGTGAACAGTACGGACGCACTCCTAATGCGACCACAGGTGATATTACGCCAATACAAGGTATTAATGGTCTTACCTCCGCTAAGATATTGAAGAATATCACACCTGGTGAAGATGAAGAAGACACGGAAGTATTCCGTAAACGGTACTTTGATGCTTTGAAATCAAAAGCTTATGGTGGCAATGGTGCTGATTACAAAGAAAAGGTATTAGCTATCCCTGGTGTAGGTGGTGTTAAAGTATACCGTTGCTGGAATGGTGGCGGTACAGTTAAGTTAGTCGTCATAAATAGTGACTACAAGCCGGCGGCAGATGAACTGATTAAGGAAGTAGAGAACGTTATAGACCCTGCGCCGAAAGGCAAAGGCTACGGACTCGCTCCTATTGGCCATACTGTAACAATCGAAAAGGCTGAGCCAGTTACAGTCAACTACCGAATTGAAGTAACTATGATGAGCGGGCACAATATTAACAAAATCCAAACCCTTGCAGAAAATGCTATCAAGCAACGATTACTATTACGTGCTAAGGAATGGTGTAATCAAGACGAGAAGGAACATGTTATTCTTCGGACTAGCTTGGTAACGGCTTTAATGGTTGAGCTACCTAATGTTCTTGATGCTGGCAGGATTACTATAAACGGGGCATCCCTATCAAAACTAGAATTAAATGATAATCAAATCCCAGTATTAGGGACGATTACTTTGGTGGCAGTATGATTACAGATTTCGGCATTTTTAAGCGAGATATAGATATCTCACAATTCGCCGTTCCGTTAACTCGAGATTCTCGGGATATCCAAGAAGTGTATCGAGTGGAATCGGCTGAACTACAACTACTATGGGATATTATGTTAGATATCTTTAAGGAGGAATACATATATACCGCTACAGATTACGGTCTCGCTGCTTGGGAGCAAATATTAGGTATTAATCCTCCTGATTTGACAGATACAGAAGGGCGCAGAAGCGAAATACTATCGGTATTAATAGGGCAGCGCCCTTTTACTATGCCTAAAGTGCAAGAAATGCTCAATTTTAAATTCGGTAATCACGTAGTAGAGCACTCTGTTGTACCTGATAGGTATGAGTACTGGCTAGACGTAGTAGATGGCTTTGAGACACAATTAAACAATATTATTGATTATGTCGAGCCTTTAATTCCTAAGAACTTAATCATCAAAACTAAAAGCACTACTCAATTTAATGGCGAAATATATATCGGTGCTACCTCCGATATATATGAGTCATTTCATGTCGGGGCAGCATTAGATGAATTTGATTTCAAGGCAAACTCAGAAATTAATATAGGTATGAGTTTCGATGTATTCGAAACAATTAAAGTATAAGGAGATTATATGGCTTCAATTTATCCAAATACACGATTAACCAATTATGGACGTGAGTTAATTGCACGATCACAAGCAACAGGCAAGAAGTTGCAATACATTAAACTGGTTACGGGCGACGGTCAGCTTAATAATCAGAATATCGATACTATGACCTCTGTAATAGCTCCAAAATTGGAGTGCCCGTTTACCTCTAACGGTGAATTCGTAGGAGATGGTCAATTTAGAATTGAATTTGCGGTAGGCAATAGCACGGTAACTAATGGATTCTTTGCTAGAGAATTAGGCGTATATGCTAATTTAGAAGGAGAATCTGATTCCGCTGCTAAATTAATTGCATATAGTAACGGCGCCAACTACGCATCCTATATTCCGTCCAAGGAGACACCAATCAATTCTAAAGCATTCTCCTTAGATGTTGTAATTGGCAATTCTACAAATGTAACTGTTAAGAAGATTGACGCGGCATATCTTACAAGAGGCGCGCTAGATGCTCATAACCGTGACACGAGCGCACACACTCCTATAACAGACCAAATCAAAGCAATCCTTGGAAGTGCAAATTGGAAAGACACTCCTGCTAGTACACTTGTTACAATTAAAAATTTGTTGGGCCAAGGTGCTATAGTAGCATCTAAACTTGATGCTAGCGCAGGCTTTGTTAAATTTGCAAATGGTTTCACTATCCAGTGGGTATTATTTAATGCTAATAATCAACCAAAGCCATGGACTGTGCGATATCCGATAGAGTTCAGTAATAAAACTATCGCCGTTTCTGCAACAAGATATAACGGTGATTATTCATTTTCTGAAATCATTTTATCGACATCTAGAAATCAGTTGACGTACAAGGATAGTGATTATAGAGGGCAGCAAGGTGTTGGTGACCAGATTATGTTTCTGATTATAGGTAATTAAATTTTTCCTAGAGCGAACCAGTAATAAGAAGCAGCATATCTATCACTTGCCGAAAATACGGCCTTAGTGGTGTCGCTCTCAGTCACGGAGTTGGCAAAATACCTAGGGGTATCTGAGCCCGACCAGTACGCATCAATAGCGTTCGCCATGAATAAAGTTGTAAATTTGATAGGGAATCGCACTTCTGTCTTAGTTACATTATCTTGGCCGCCTATTCCCCACTGGGTATTAAGATAATCCGACGGCTATCCACACAAAACTTCCAGTATCTGCTCTGTTAGTTAAGAATCTGATTGCGGTTCTATTAGATTGAGAAAATCCACTGTTCCACGAAATAAAGCATTCCGATCCAGAAGTCGCAACACTGACAGAGTCGTCGGTGGCTAAGGATACCAGAACAGTACTGTTAATCGGTAGCGAAATATCTTTGTAGTACCTATTGGAATCAAACCAGGATATTCCCCACTGGGGAGTTACTTTAATAATTCTATTGTTTTACGTAGTTCCCGAATGGTTTTGTGCGTGTATACCCTGGTAGTGATATCGCCTTGTTTATGACCTAACAATGCGCGTAACGTGTTAGGCGGCGCAATCGCATCAAGTAGACTTGCAAATGTGTGCCGGGTATCGTGGATAGTATGCTTGCAGTTAAGTTGTTTCATAATATCATGGAAATGCTTGCGAAATGATGTGTAGCTGATAGTGAATAGATAATTGTCTGTATCGTTGTATAATTGCTCAATTAATGGCATGATGCGGTGATGGATGGGAATGATACGCCCTTCACCAGCTTTTGTTTTAGCGTGTCTCACAATAAGGTATAATGATCGTCTATTGATATCTTGCCTACGTAAGTTAAGTAGCTCGCCGATACGGAGCCCGGTGTAGAGCAACATTAAAATCATTTGGGAATAAGAATTATCTATCGCCCATAATTTGTTGATTTGTTGGCGAGTGAATACTCTTCTTTTAATCATTGGTATATTGGGCCCTAGATTTAAGTGTGAGGCGTAATTAGTGATAGGGTAATCTTGGATGATTGCGTAATTAAATAATTGATTAAGTAACGTGCGGACTTTCTTACATGATGAGTAAGAAAGTCCTTTTACGTGCATGGAATTAATCACATTTTGAAGGTGCTGAAAATGAATATCCGTGATAGGCATATCCGCTATGTTGGATATGTGTTTAAAAGCAATATGGTAAGACTTAACGACACTCTTAGTAATAGCTTGTGAGTGAATAGGCAACCACTCGTTAAATAGTTGCCTTAATGTAATGGTATTGCGTTGTCTACGTTTTAGTATAACGGCGTAACGGCGCATAATTTCACCTCCGAAAGGATGCTACTATGAATCAATATGTATTTATTTTAAATGACAAAGGGGAGCGTATTACATCCCTGTGTGATAACACGTTGAGCCGTGATGATATTATGGCGCAAGCTGAACACGATTATCCAAATGCACAATATGTGTATTCTGCAGATGGTGACAGTATGCTAGATGAATTTATGAGCGGTAAATTGTATGTAAACGGAAAATTTATTGAGCCTGATCCGTATGTTCCTACAAAGGAAGATAAGATTAACGCTATAAAAGCTGAATATGAACCCCGCTTCAAAACGCTAGAAGAAGCGCAACGTAGATTGCTACTTATGGGAAAACCTACTAATGCAATTAGCACTCAATATATCAAGTTGAATAACGAAATGGTCGCACGAATTAAGGAGGTGCAATAATATGCCTAAATATATCGGTGATAGCAAAGTTCCTGTTATGGAATTCTGTGAGTACTGCTGGGAGGTACTCAACGATGACGGTACATGTCCAACAGAAGGATGCGTGCACAATGATTTAATGGCTTTAGATGAAGAATCATAAGGGCATGGGGGAGTGAATGGATATTCTTAATGATATTTTAATCATGCTCATCAGTGGTATATCGCATGAACATATAGTCAGTATGGGGGTAGTGATTATTTTAACCACTACATTGTTATTTGTGGACACAATACAGCGGATTGCTGCAGAAGTGTTGCGGTATAACAAAGATAATCACAGGCCTAATAATCCTATTACACTACTAACAACATTGACCTGGTATGGATGGGGAAAAGGTAGGTATATCGATGAAACTACCGGTGAACGGCGTAGATATTTAATGAGTGAGCGCCTTAGAGGTGATCTATTAAAGAAACTATGCATACAATATCCGGCATGGATGATACTATCCATTGTATTTATTTCATTACCTGATATCCCAATACCAAACACCAATCTATTCTTAGACCATATATTCTCTTATGCATTTATGCTGATACCATTCTTCGCTGAGTGTTGGTCTATTATTGAAAACCTACGTGAAATGGTTGAAGATGACCTAATTGATATAGGAAAAATATTTCAATATACGATTGAAATCATAAAGGCATGGAGGGGTAATGGATAAGCTAGCGATTATTAACCGCATTAAGCGGTCATATAAGTCCATTCGAATAGCTGGCATACGGCCAACAGGTGTATTAGCAACGAGGGCATTGGTCCTCGTCATGCTAGTACCGATGATATTAGTCGTTGCCCAGTATGTGCTATCGACGATTAAGGGGTATGTATCCCCTGAAGCGAATCAGCTTATCGATAAGGGTATTCTTATAATTGACCATATATTCGTACCATCAGTGCTTATGACCATTGTTGGATTGTGTGGCATGTTCATCGATAAGAACCATAACGGGATTCCAGATAAGCTTGAGGAACCAAATACATTGCCTATGAACAGACCTGGCATACAACAATTAGAGGATGATATTAACCATGACGAGAGGGGGAAATAAATGTTTAGACAAATTACAATGGACGAGTTAAAAGACCTAGCGCTAGATGCCTATGGCCAAATTGAAAAGGCGTACTATCATTGGACAGGGGTAAAAGGTGGTAAGCACTTCACAGATTACCATATCAACATCGACCGAGCAGGTACAATGTGGACCGATATAGAGACCTTAACCGATTATAAGGAACACACCTATATGCGCAATAGTAACGCTGTAGGCATTGCCATTGAAGCGTGTTGGGATGCAGTCAGTGAAAATAACCTAGGTAGTGAACCACCAACAAAAGAACAGTTGGCCACTATGACACAAATTATGGCGGTGCTTACTATTAATGCAGGTGTGCCACTTGACCTACAACATCAGATGACGCACGCCGAAGCAGCAGATAATCGGGACGGCTTGGACCTCTATTATTTAGATCAGACGGGCTATCCAAATAATACGTACGGCCCAGACTCCAACGTTGACCGATGGGACCTCTTGGTGTGCCATGAGGGAGACGAACGATGGAGTGGTGGTGACTGGTTACGTGGCACCGCTCGATGGTGGGGTGCTCAGTGGGGTAGTACAATTTAGGAAGGAGTTACCATGTATGAAACTATCAAGAACAAAGTTATATCTGCGTTTACTCTTAAGCGTGTTATTTGTGGTGTGCTTAGCATTATTTCCATCTATTTCGCATGCAGCCTCATCGGAGGGTACCTCGACACAAGAGCCGACTATCAGCGTACCCGTGAGCAGTTGGAACGAACTCAAAGGGCGCTTGATGAAAGCAGAAAGCTCAATCAACAACTCCGAGAAAGCATTGCAGCAAGCCAACAGCTTAACCGCGACGCAGGGAACAGCATTAACAGAATTGAAGATTATCAACGAAGAACGGACGAAGGAATTGAACGCGCTCAAAGCAATCAACGAGAAACAGGGGCAAGAATTAACGAAAGCCTCCAATCTCTTGACAACGCAAGAAGCGAAATTGAACGAAACCTCGACCTCATTAGAAGAATTGACAGAACAAATCAAACGCAACAAACGAACCGAACAGCGCCTTAAACGGCAACGTGACACATGGGCCGTGGTAAGCGGTGTATTTGGATTGGCAGGTGCAATTCGTCGATGACTGAGAGGTGATCCATACATCTCCTGAGCATGAGCAGGTGGACTCATGGATTGACTATATAAAAGACCTTACCAGGATATAACTTGGTAAGGTCTTTTTTTTATATTTAATTTATTGCATACAATCTAAAAATATGGTGTAATTAGGGTAATAATAGGAGGTGGGAGTAATGCTGAAAATTCTTAATTGTAATCCACATTTTATGAGGGACCCAGTGCCCGTGTCGAACTATGCTGAAGCGTGGGACGTAATATGTTCCATGCAAAGGGAATTAGGTCAAGGGATACTTGCTGTTGACAGAGAGGCTTGGGAAGTTTTGGGATTAGCTGAGCATTTCCCTGAATTTGTTTGGAAAGAAAATGTAAAGGCGGTATACATTAATAGCGATAAATCGTTACTGATTCCTGCCCCAAGGAGATATTGTAGATCTAATGTTTTGAAGCTTATCAAATTCTTTGGACTCCACTATTCTATCCGAGAAATATAAATGTATATATGACA